CTAACTTGATCAGTGTCAGCTCTGTAAATTACATTGACGGCGACGGCAACTCTCAAGCGGTGTCAAGCGGTGATTACATCACTAATACAACTAGTGAGCCGGGTCAGATTTATTTCACAACCGTTCCAGACTATGACAGCGAATATGACAACCCTTTGACCGTTACTTTTGTCTCGGGCTACGGAGCAAGTGCAAGCGATATCCCAGATCCAATCATCCACGCAATCAAGCTTCTGGTTGGCCACTGGTATGATATGCGTGAGGCTGTTGTTTCGCCGCAGGGTAATAATCCCAGCGAGATTCCATTCGGTGTTCAAAGTTTGCTTGCACCATACCGTTTTAAATACTCATGAAATATTTATTTTTCACATTGATCCCTGTGACGTTTCTTGGTTGCGCAAAAATAGACAAAGCCATTTTGGATAAGGTCGCAACTAACCCAATACTAGAACAACAGCACAAGGATGCTGTTCCTGTTGGTGATGGAACTGGGCGCGTTGTAATTGTTGACCCGGTAAACCCTAATAATACAATCGTCACGAATTTGCCGCCGGTTGATTATGAATACACACCAAAGCAGCCGGTCGCAAACGTCACACGGGGGGTAGCTGAGTTAGTCCCTGTTCCGGGTGCAAGGTTGTTTGGCGAAGGGTTAATAGGCTTGCTCGCTGCATACGCTGGGCTTAGGTCGCGTAAATACAAGAAGGCAGCTATTGACAGTGTAGGGGCGGCACATAACTTTCGCGAAGCCTTAAAGAAGTCAGACCCAGATAGTGAGTCTAAAATTAAAAACGAATCAAAGCGCCAGCAGAAAAGTAACGGCACTTGGACAATCGTTGATTCGATACTAAAAGACTTTTTCAAATAAAAAAACATGGCAACTCAATCATTATCTTTAACGAACATTACGAAGACCGGTCTGGATTTAACCGATGCGTCAAACTACCAGACCATGACCACAGGCTCGGGCAATGGTTCAGTTTTTGACTACAACAAAGCAAGCTTGATCTTTCTTCGGAACACAACCGGAGGGGATGCAGCTTTCACTATTAAAACAGATCAGGGCGCGGATTATTCAGACCGATCAATCACGATTCCTGATTTAACTGTTACAGTGCCAACAACAGAAACTTGGGCTGTCCCTGTTTCCGCTATTTATGGCAGGTCAAGCATTACGGTTGAGTGTGATGTCGCTGGCCTGATAATGGTGACGACTAAATTTAACACAAACTAAAATGCCCATATCTGGACGGCGTGACACTAAAGCAATCATCAAGCGGCCTGTATTCACAACGAACGCACTTGGTGAACGTTCAGCCACGTTTGAAGAGGTGTCAACTGAATGGGTCGAATTGCGGTGGCTTAGGGGCAAGGAAGCTGAACAAGCACAACAGATCACAAGCGAAGTTGAAGCAAAAATTACATGCCTTTATCATGCAGCTTTGGAAAGCCTTGCTCCAGAGTATCAAGTTTTGATCGGGACTGATATTTTTGACGTTTTGGAAGCGTTGCCAATCCCCGGCGGCAGGCCGGTCAAGGTTGAAATATTAGCCAAAAAAAGAAACCTTAATGGCTAAGAATAAATTCAAAGCGCAATGGAAGGGATGGGACGGATACATTCGACGCATAAAAATGCTGGAAAGGAAGATCGCAACCGAGGGGATTGCGACTTCGACCAAGGCGGCAATGGAGCCGATGTTGGAGAAAACGAGATCACTCGCACGTGCGGAGAAGAAGACTGCAAAAGGGTTTCATAAAAGCATAATTTCTAAAATAAAAAAATGGCCACGCTACGCGAGAGTTCAAGGGGTTATCGGGCCAAGCAGAAACTATAAGGTCGAAGGGTCTCCGTATAACCAAGGGAAAAAAAACAAGGGGCGTTATGTCCCAAACCGGATTGCTCACCTCTTAGAAAGAGGATTTACCACGCGAAGCGGGGACAAGGTCCCCGGGCGACGAACAGTCAGCAGGGCTTATAACGCGACCAAATCAAAGAGCTTAAAAATTTTTAAAGCCACCATCAAGGAAAACATTGGCAAGCACGCTGCGCAGATTGGGCGTAAAAAAATTAAACTGAAATAATAATGGCCTATTCACTGATAAACTACTTGACCGATATAAGGAGTGAAGTCATTGCAGCTGTGGCTTCGAGCGGCGATGTTGGCTCTCGGGTTTATATCGAGGGGGCTGTGCAAGATAATCCTGAATTGCCCTATATTGTCATAACTGATAATGGATCATCGGAGGACGATTACGGGGTGCATGAAGCAGGGATCAACGCTAGTGTGAATGAGTTTGAGGTAACAGTGCACACAAAGACAAGAAGTCAAGGGCTAGAATTATCTGACCTAATTATTAATTATCTAAACAACAAGAGCGGCGCACTAAGCAATGTCAACATAGGTGTCATAAGGTTTCGTGGCTCGTTCGTTGATTACAACTCAGAAACCAAAACGGTAGAGCAACTTAACGATTTTACAGTTTACATTAACAACTAACAGAAAATAAAAAATGGCTGAAAAAATTAGCACATACGGCGCGAAACTCTACTTAACGAGTATTGCACTCGCAAACGAGATAGCGAACATTAAAAGCATTAACGGAATCGAGGCTTCCCGTGAGATGTTTGAAACCACAACGCACGCGGATTCGTGGAAGACGAAGCTGCCCGGGCTTTTCGAGTTTGGTTCAGTCCCCATGACGCTTGTCTTTGATCCTCAGGACACGAACCACGCGGAAATCATTACACGGCTAACAGGTGACGACCCAAACCAAGGAACCCGAAACTATGTAATAACGCATCCGTCGAATGCGGCAGGAACCAAAAAGGCATCATGGACGCTTGCAGGTCATCTTGAATCATACAGTCAAGCTGAGCACGGCGTAGAAGGGGTGTTCGAAGTTGACGTTACTCTAGCTATTTCAGGAGCGCCAACATATGACGCAGATGACACCACAACACCAGCTTAATTAAAAAAATGAGAATAACAATTGGAGCAATAAAAGCTATCCGTGAGGACTTAGGTATTGATCTCCTTGAGTCCGACGGGGGCGAGGATAAAGGCAAGCGCATTGCGGAAAACTTCCAGAGAATAGCTGAGCTTGCTTTGAGGTGGGAAAAGAAAGGTGTCACAGAGGAGCAAGCCAAAGAGGCTGCTATGTTTGTAACAGTCGGAGAGATCATTGACGGTATCACGGAATCGTTCGGGGATGGCTCGAAATGATTTAATCCAGTTACAAGCAAAAGCCGCTCGTGCTTACGGCGTGCCATGGAACGAGTTTGATTACTTAACGCTATCAGAGCTTGCATCCATCGCTAACGACGAGCATGAGGAATGGTTGGGGCGACAGTTGGCCATGGATAACATGCTCGCAACTGTCGCCTGTTGCATATACAAGGCAGCAGGAGCCAAGCACGTAAGGCCTGAGCAATTTTTGCCACCTTATCAGAAACAGCCTAAACAGGTGAACAAAGCCGCATCAACGCAACAAACACCGGAGCAAATCAAGCAAGCTCTTAGCTTATTAAAGTAATATGGCCAAAAGTAAATCAATCGGCACAGTTTATCTGTCGCTTAGGGGTGACGCCTCAAAGTTAGAGAAAGACATTGCCAAGGGAGCGCATAAGGCTGAGCGCGTTTTGATGGGTAGCATTAAACGCATTTCTCAAGTCGGGGTTGGGATTGCTGCGGCTGCGACGGCGGCGGCGGTTGCAGCCACTAAAGCGGGGCTTGAATCTGTGGATGCGTTGGCCAAAACCGGTGATAAGCTGGGAATCGCAACGGAAAACTTGCAGGCTTTGCACCACGCAGCAGCGCTTAGCGGTGTTAGTGTTAACACCATGAACATGGCCTTGCAGCGCATGACTCGACGCGTTTCTGAGGCAGCTATGGGCACTGGGGAGGCTAAGGACGCTTTGAGAGAATTAGGGCTAAATGCGCAACAGTTAAACCGCATGTCGCCTGATGAACAATTTAAAGCTATTGCGAACGCTTTCGAGGGGGTCGCGAATCAAGCTGATAAGGTGCGGCTTGCTATGCGACTTTTTGATTCTGAAGGCGTCGCACTTGTCAACACGCTAGCATTAGGTGGCGACGCTGTTAACGGAATAAAGCAAGAACTGGAAGCCATGGGCGTCGCTATTTCCCGCATAGACGCGGCAGCCGTTGAAAGGGCCAATGATTCCTTTAAACGTGTCAAAGTTTTATTGTCAGGGATAGGTCAGCAACTTGCCATCTCAATTTCCCCCTTCCTCGAACACATAGTGAATAAGGTTGTCGAGTGGGCAAAACAAAATGGAGGCGTTAAGCAGACCGTTCAGGGGATTGTCAATGTAGCCTTAGAGGTCATCGGGAAGCTGATTACTATTCATCATTACGGCGAAATCATTATCGAGGCACTCAAGGCTTGGGGGTCTATCATTGCGTGGGTTTATTTACAGCTCAGCAAAGGTTTTGTTAATGCTCTTAAAAAAATATGGACACTGATCAAGATCGCGGCAAATGCGTTCTCCGGGGCTTTCCTGTCTGCTATAGCTAAGATCCTAAAGGGCATCGAATGGATGAATTCAAAGCTGCCTAAAAAATACAGGTTTGAGATTGACGGGCTAGGGGACAGCATGCAACAGGAGGCAGACGCATCTGGTGCAGCCATGAAGGATTTAGCTTCCAGTTTGGATGGGGATTTTTTCAAACCCATTGGAAGCAAGCATGAGGCCTTAACTCAAGGCATGGAGGAGAATTTCCGTGAGTATGCCACCAATGTTGAAACAATGCTCGCGGAGCGTGACCCGGGGAAAAAATTTGTTAATGA